AGTACTATGACATCAAATCGTCTAGAGTAACTTATGGTAGAAAAGAGTTTGCACTGGATGCAACCTATATTCAAAATTATGATGACGCAAATGATCTTCTTGGTTGGATGGTTACCAAGGTAATGAAGCCTAGAAAAGCTGTTGGCGTAAAGATATTCTCAAACCCAATGATTCAGCTAGGAGACATCGTGTCGCTTGAACTTGCTGATAATAACAACGTTGATCTGGTTGCTCCTGCAGGCTCACGCTTTGTAGTATATAATATAGAGTATTCTAAAAACGCATCGGGACCAAGCATGACACTATACTTAAGCGAGGTAATATAAATGGTTAGAGCATTACCCAATATTCCAGTACCAATAAGAACGGTAACAAACTATACTAAGGTAGCCAGCAAGGATATCATTCTTGTTGACGAGAAGAGTGTGCCAATTGATACACTTGCAGATCTACTTTTTGAAGACATTGGTGGTCAAGAGATTATTGGAATATCTAGGCACGATACCATCGATGGCAAAGATATAGACTATAGCCCCATTAAAAACTTGTCCTCAATACTCTCTCAGTATAGCCCACAAAATATCCTATCTTTGCAAGACTCAGCAGATACATACTTTAACAACTTTACCATCAAGCTAGACGCCTACCTTGTTAGCCAAGGCGATGGAACTGGCCCAAACGGAAAGTCTATTTATCTTGATCCAATCACTGGAGACCTAGTCATCAACTTCATAAACCTATCAGATGAAGAGCAGGTCCAGGTTCAGGTTTTAAACTCTGGGGAAATCATTAGCGAAACTGATATAATAGAGTCATGATTACTAATACTGGAAAAGAAATTATAGCCAAATACCTTATTGGCCAGGCACCTGCTTTTGCTTCATACCTGGCTTTTGGTTGTGGAGAAAAACCTCTAAAGGCTATAGACAGCCATGATACCGTGGCCTACGCAGTAAAAGATTCATTAACTTTTGAAATGTTCAGATCTCCTATCACATCTCGTGGGTATGTTACTGAAAATGATACGTCCTATATTGTGCTTACATCAGAATTACCAACAGAAGAGCGATACGAAATTACAGAAGTTGGAGTGTATTCTGCAGGATCAAACCCAGCAGCCAATGCCAACAACAGCCGAGTTCTATTTGCCTTTACAGAAAACGAAAACTGGGAGTACCACACAGAAACCTCTTCGACAAAGCCTACTAAGTATGTAAACGCATTACACACAGAACCTGGCAATGTAATTACCACTACAGATCCAGTATTTCAGGTTAACGCAAACAACCTAACATTTTTAAATGCACAGAGAAACCTAAGATATGAAAAGCCTAGATTCCTAAACAATGCAGTTGTCATAGCAGGAAACATTTCAAACCTGGTAACAGAGATGAACATTACAGGCATTAATGGAAATGGAACAAAGGTTACAGTAACAACTCAAAGCGATCATAAGCTAAGGGTAGGAGAAAAGATTTCTTTAACTGGAGTTACCCCATCTGCCTACAATCTATCTAACAAAACTATTACAGATGTTGCAGGTAAAACTTTTTCTTTTGCTAGCACAGAAACCGCAACATACACTTCGGGCGGTAAAGTAACCTTTCCAAGGCTAATCGTTGAATCTGGAAACCACATTCACTTAGCTAGCTCAGGACTAAACCTTGCAAAGAACTCCCCAACAGATGAGATTAGGCTAGCCTTTTCTATACTGAGCAAAGATGGAAACAGTACGGTTCAGCCATCAGTTGTAAGATTGATCGTTGAGTTTTCCACTTCTGATGCTTCTGAGTCTGGAGAATCAGCAAGGTTAGAGCTAAACGCCGTAGATGCCTTTGCTGACTATGATTTTGAAAATAACAGATATTATGTGGTAAGAAAGCAACTGCAAGATCTCAACGTAACAAACTCTTTTAACTGGGCAAACGTTTCAATTGTAAAGGTCTTTGTAACCATTCTGGATGATGCTGGCCTACCATCAGATGACTACTTTGTAGCACTTGACGCACTAAGACTTGAAAATGTAAACACTACAAACTCACTCTATGGTTTGACTGGATACACCATCGTTAAGAATCAAGAGGGTAACACAATCCTTAAGGACATAAACACCTCCAACGCTGCTGAGTTTAGATTTGCAATGGATGTTCTATAATGGCAGACAGCTTAGTAAAAAAGGTAGTTATTCCAAAAGCAGACCTTCCACCAATCAGTGCAGAGGATAATGCCTATCACGTTAGGTATAGAATAATCTCCCAAGAGCAACTGAGAAGGTCTCAGTGGTCTCCGATAAACATTGTTTCTGGAAATCCAGTCCCACCAATTACTGACATATCTGTGGCAGTTGATAACGATAACAATACAGTAACTGCAGTTTGGTCTCCACCAGAAGACTATGAAATTGACACGGTGTTTGTGTATATCAAATGGTCCAATAGCACGTTTTCATTGCCTGCAAACACCAGCTATGAATGGAAGTATGTAGCAAAGGTTTCTAGCACTACCTATGCAACCGTTATTCCAGATACAGTTCTTTTACAGGATGGGACCCCTTTCTCTCCAAATAGAGTTCAGATCAGGGTCCAGGTGCCTACATATCCTAGAATTGACAGTGCCGATGCAACCCTGTTTGTTTCAGATATAAAGAACGTTTAATGGTATAATAGGAGAACTATGTCAAAACTATCATTACCTCAAAGAGGCCAACCGCTAGACCTGTCGTACCTTTATGATATCGCTAAGGTTGTGAATGAGCTATCCTCTCAGATTTCCCCATCAACATCCAAAACAGTAACCATTGACACAGTCAGTGCTGGAACTCAAACAATTAAGACTTCAGAAGCTAAAATTATTGGAGGGTATATTGAGGTGTACAACAACACCAATGTATCTACTGGTAGTGAAAAGAGCTTCGTATACAACTTTTCAGATGACTACAAGTATGCCCCAATCGTAACGGCAACGCCAGTAAACGTTGGAAACACCTCTGCAGGAAAGAACGTGTCTGTAGTTATCAAGAGCATTACCACATCAAAGGTCGAAGGCTATATCACTGTTAATGCTTCTGGTGACGTAACTATCGGTGTCAACCTTTTGATCATTGGTGTGCCAAACTAAGGAGCCCTAATGTCTATCAAAAAAGGTAGCATTGAAAAAGAGGGCTATAACTCTGCCCCAGTAATTCCAGGAAACAAAAAGGTCTGGTTCTTAAATGGCGACCTTGTTAGGGTTCACCACCTAAATAGATCCAATGGCATAATGTCTGTTTATAATATCAATCAAGATAGGATTGAAAGCTGCCTTATTAGTGATTTTAAAAAGAATCGTGAAAAGGCATATACCGTAGGAGAGGCTGCAACGCTCGTAAACAGGCACAAAAAATACCTGCCTTCTCTTATGAAGAGAGGCGTAATACCCTTCCCACGAGGCTCACAGAAGGGCGGAGAGCGTGGCTGGCAGGTACGGTCATATTACTCTGAGTCGCAAGTCAGAGAAATTCGTGATATACTTGCTACCTACCACATTGGCAGACCACGCAATGACAAGCTGGTAACCAATGACATAACTCCCTCAAAACAGGAGTTGACAAGACGTATGGGTGATGGTATACTGACTTATACGAGAACAGAAGATGGCAGGTTTATTCCAATTTGGAGTGAATCCATTTAATTAAGGTATGGGTATGGAAGAGACAAAAGTAAACGTAGCACTAGGCTATACACTAAATCTGGGTAATTTCCAGTCACTACGCATTGATATTGGCGTACAAGACTCCAAGCGAGATGGCGAAACAACTAGCGAAGCTTTTGATCGCATCTACTCATTTGTTGAGGCCAAGCTTGTTGAGAAAGTAAAAGAAGGCTCTGAAGCGATAGAGAGCAAGTAATGGCCATAGAACGCAAAGACCGAATGGCTTTGCTTTCTCGCTATAGCAAGTTGCATACTGCTAGGTATGAGGAAAAGCCATTATTGAATTTAAACGTAGAGCAGTGGGCTGCAGATGCACTCATTGAATCTTACACTTTACCTTTTTGCTATGATCTGCTAGAATATTATTTCAGCACAGCACAGTCTCCATCCTGGAAGTACTTTGCAAACTATGCTGACAAGATCGTGGAAGCAAGACGAGATTACCAACGAGACCTAGAGGAGAGAGCTGAGCGTCGAAAGGCAGCTAAAGCGTGGCTAAATGAATAATACAGAATCTAAATTAATTTCAGCAGTATTGCAGGACAAGCAGATACACGTATTGCTACAGGCAAACGTCGATACTCTGCTACGAACTCATAACGACATCTGGAAGTTTATTCGTAACTACTCTGAAAATAATGGCTCTGTTCCACCAGTAAACCTAGTTGTCGATAAGTTCCGTGACTTTCAGCCAGTAGATGGCATTGGTGCAACAAAGCATCACCTAGAAGAGTTACAGGTAGAATACCTAAACGATAGCCTAAAGGATATTATCCGTGAAGCAGCTGGAGAGATTCAGTCTGGTGAAGGTGTAAAAGCACTTGAAGAACTAATCACAAAGACTTCTACCCTAAAGAAAAACACATCCACTATCCGTGACATTGATGCGACAGATCTAGAAGATGCTGTTGCGTATTACGAGAATGTTCAGAAACAAAAAGAGCTAGGGGCTATAGGAATTAAAACTGGTCTTGCTGGCTTCGACAACTATCTACCTGCTGGCATTATGCCAGGACAGCTTGGGGTATTCCTTGCTTACCCAGGTATTGGTAAGTCATGGATGGCACTATACTTTGCGGTTCAGGCATGGAAGCAGGGGAAGTCACCGCTAATTATCTCTCTTGAAATGTCAGAGACAGAAGTT